CCCTTTCTCTCGTAGCCCTGCACATGATTACACTTGATTCCCAGGGTGGAGGATCGTCCTCAAGCTCTGGGAGTGGAGTGATAGGTGGAATAAAAAGCGAGAAGGAAGGTGATTTACAGAGGTCCTACGGGACAATAGCCGGGACGGCTGTCAATAATCCATCGGACGCATATTTTTCTTCTACATCATTCGGGATGGAATATCTCAATCTGAAAAGAAGTATCCTTATAAAGCCTCGAAACAAAATGGTCGGGAATTTTGTGAGCTATTGATGTCAGGCGTCACAGATATAGATAGGGGATGGAAAGGAATTCAGAGCCGTTTGAGACGCATGGACGGGGCTCATTCCAAGATTGGTATTCAGCAGGGGACCACCAGGGAAAACGAAGGGGTGTCCGGAACGTCGGATATGGTTATCATCGCGGCAGCGAATGAGTTTGGCGCCCCAAAAAGAAGTATTCCGGCCAGGCCATTTATGAGAAATGCTTTTGATAAAAACCGGCAAGCCATTGGAAGATTACAGGACAAGCTATTTGGAGCGGTAACTGTCGGAAATGTAACACCGGAGAAAGCTCTTTCGATGATTGGCGAAATGCATAAAGGGCAAGTCCAAAAGGAAATTGTTGATTTGCAATTCCCTCCAAATGTTCCTTCAACTATCAAACGAAAGGGTTCATCGAACCCCCTTATTGATACCGGGCAATTGAGGCAAAGCATACAACACGTTGAGATGATGTAATGGCTTTTGTTCAGTTCAACCAGACAATAACAGGGGTGAGATACGCGGCCGGGACTTATACGAAAGGCCAGTATTCTCCAGGCGCAGAAACGGAATTGATTATCCAAGCCAGTGTTCAGCCGTTGGCCGGTCGGGAACTTGATCTTTTGCCAGAGGGGAGAAAAGAACTAGAATCATACAAAATTTATACAACTATCGAATTGAAAACAGCCGATCAATCTGAGCAAACTCAAGCGGATGAATTGACACTTTTCGGGAAGTCTTTTGAAGTTATCAAAGTTGAAAACTGGCAAAATGCGGTGATTCCCCATTATAAAGCAATTGTGAGTCTTAAAAAACGATGATTGATTTCTCTGCCATAAAAGATGATTTATATGATTTGATCGTGGACGCGACAAGTCTTGAGGTTGTTTGGGGAAACCAAAACAATCCTTACCGGCAGGACTCTCAGCCGCATTTTTCTTGCATTCTCTCTGTCGTGGATTCGAGAAACCATGATTACATGGGTCCTCCTGATAATTCAGGCGTTTCGACTTTTACAGGAGATCGGGAATTAACTCTTTTAATCCATGGGTTTGGAACCGGTATTGTTGAAAAAACATCTGAATTGCGTGACAAATTACAGATGAAAAAATATCTAACTATGTTAGATGAGGCTGGGCTTGTTCTTGTTGACTGGATGCCGGTCCTTGATATTTCCGGGCTCTATGGAACAGAGTTTGAGGAAAGATCCTCTTTCGATGTGAGATTGAGAACGCTTACACAAAATGACGACAATTCAGTAGGGCTTATTGAAACAATAAACGCGGAAGGCGAGTTAAACGGCTCTAAGCAAGATCCGAGAACAATGGAAATTTCCGTAACGGCAAATTAACTTAACTGGAGGCAAACATGTCGCTACAAGATATTATCAATGTAACAATAACCAGGCAAACCAAAGCAGTTTCCAGGGCTGGTTTTGGAACCCCGATGATTCTCGGGACGAACAAAGGTTTTACAGACCTTATCAAATTTTATGCGAATTACAGCGCAGTCCTGGATGATTTTCTGGCGACAGATTCGGAGGCTTTGGCAGCATCCGCTGTGTTTTCCCAAAGCCCCACTGTTTCCCAATTGGCAATTGGGCGCCGGGCAACCGATGACAACGTAGTTGTGACCGTTGCGACGGTTTCAAACTCGACTCTTTACACTTGCACGATCAACGGGACAGCCTTCACTTTTACAAGCGATTCGGACGCCACCAATCTTGAGATCGCGGCCGGATTGGTTGCCGCCATTAATGCGGGCTCTGAGCCGGTTACTGCGACAGACAATTCCGATGGAACCTATGATCTCGATCCAGATGTCGCTGGGACGGCATTTTCTGTGAAGTTGGATTCCAGGCAGACTGTGGCTTTCACAACTTCCCAAACTGTCGGCGAAGACCTCAGCGACATCGACCAGGAAAATTCAAGCTGGTATGGACTTATTCTCACAAGCCGTGTTCAGGCCGATCAGGAAGCGGCCGCAGCATGGACGGAAACCCAGCAAAAGATCCTCGGGTTGGCTTCTGCAAATGCCGATATCGTCGATGTTACCGATGCCTCGGATACGACATCCATCGCGGCCGTTGTGAAAGCGAATGCCTATGCCAGGACCTTTGTCATGTACTTGAGCAACGCGGCCAGCCAGTACCCGGAAGCAGCCCTATTTGGGGTTATCCTATCCCAGGACCCTGGAAAATACACAGCCGCATTCAAAACCCTGGCCGGGATCACTGTTGACAACCTCACGCAGACCCAGGAAACGAACGCCCTGGCAAAATACGCCACAATTTACGTGGAAGTCGGTGGGGTAAACATCACCAGGGAGGGAACGGTAGGAGAAAATGAGTATATCGACATTATTATTTTTGTCGATTGGCTGCAAGCTCGGCTGACAGAGCGGCTTTATTCTCTCTTGGTGAACAACCTCAAACTTCCCTACACTGAAGAGGGGTTGACGGCTGTCGAGGGAGAAATTCGGGCTCAGTTGACGGACGGGATAAGCGCCGGGGGGCTTGCTGCGACGCCTTCTCCGACCGTTACTATTCCGGACATCGCAGACATTTCCACAACTGACAAGGCCAACAGGGAACTCAACGACGTTGAATTTACCGCCACACTCGCCGGGGCAATACATAAAATCACAGTCCAGGGGACGGTAACACTTTAATAAAACAGGAGGTTTAGAATGCCAAGAACTTATGACCCGAAAAAAGTGGTTTTGTCCTTTGGCGGAATTCCCATTTCCGGATATGCGGACGGGACTTTTATCAATGTTGCCAGGGAAAGCGACTCTTTTACGAAAACATCGGGAGCCGATGGCGTCGTTTCCAGGGCGAAATCAAACGACAAATCGGGGATGGTCACGGTCACTTTGGCCCAAACGAGTCCATCCAACGACATACTTTCTTCCATCGCCCAGCTGGATGAAAAGCTGAACACCGGGGTCCTGCCTTTGATCTGCAAAGACAACTCCGGGCGTTCGCTTTTTGCAGCAAACAACGCTTGGATTCGCAAACCAGCGGACGCGCCATTCGGGAAAGAAATAGACAATCGGGAATGGACAATCGATTGCGAAAACCTCGAAAATTTCATCGGAGGGAATTCTGATGCCGCGATAATTCCGAATTTTCTCCAATCTTAATTCATTCACACCAGCGAGGAAAAAATGATTGAAACAAAAGAAAAAACTATTGACGGGAGAAAAATAACCGTCACCCAATTTCCGGGCCGCAGGGGCCTAAAGTTAAAAACCAGACTCGCAAAACTTCTCGGGCCAACTATATTCACAGCCCTGAAGTCAGTTTCAGGGAAAAGTGAAAATATCCTTGACAAGGATATCAACCTGGAAACAGCAGCTGGCGCAATCGAAAAACTTTTGGAAAGGATAGATGAAAATATCTGGGAAGCCTTGGTTTTTGAATTACTCAGTATGACGAGGATCAACGGCCAGGAAGTCACTTCTGAAATTTTCGATGTCGAATTTGCAGGATCGTTTGTGACTCTCTACAAAATTCTTGCCTTTATCCTGGAGGTAAATTACAAAGATTTTTTAGGACTGACCGGCATTGGACTCTCAAAGCCATCGGCGGCGGACAGTTCGGTGTCGAAAAATATCTGAGTGACGAAGTAAAGGAAGAATTCGTTATTTGGAGATTAATACTTGAAAATGTTTGCACGCTTCAGGAACTCGAAACAACCTGGAGTATAGACGACATTTTCAGGGCCAACGCAGTACTCGAATATAGATTCAAACTCGAAGAAATAAGCCAGCAGAAAGGAAAACAATGAGTGAAATAATAAAAATCTTGATAGCCTGTTTTACTTCCGCGGTAATTGGCGGATTGTTCACTTTTTTCATTTCCGTTCTGAGCCAGAGAGAATATTTCAAAAAAGAAATTTCCGAAGGAATTAATGGTCATAAACTTGTTTGCGAAGAACGATTCAAAGCCGGAAACAGAAGATTCGAAGAGCACGGTAAGCGACTGGCAATAATGGATAAAAAGCTTGACACGACGGGGGAAAACGTAAACTGGATAGTCGGTTATCTCCGGCAAAGGCCAAGAAGCCAGGTAGAAAGTGGTAATTCGTGAACTTATAACCAAGCTTGGATTTGATGTCGATGAGGCTGGTATTCGTCGTTTCAATTCTGTTGTGGGGGAAGCAAAACAAAAAGCCCAGGCTCTCGTTGGGCAAGTAAGCGAATTTGGCCGTGGCATGAGAAATTTCGGTATTAAGGCAACGGCGGCCATTACCTTGCCGGTTGCTCTTTTTTCGAGATCAGCGATCAAGATGGCTTCCGACGCCGAAGAAGTTGAAAATAAATTCCGGGCAACATTTTCCGCTCTGGCTGATGAGGCTGATAAATGGGCAGATAAATTTGGAGAGACAGTCGGTCGAAGTGAAATTGAGATTAGGGACAATCTTTCCGCACTCCAGGCTTTTGCTGTCGGGCTTGGATTTTCGAACAAAGAAGCAATGAAGATGTCAACCACGC